CTAGGGATTTTCCTGCTGTGCGAACGTCAACTCGTACGGAATCCTGTAGGGGTTCTCGACAGCGCGGCCGAATCTGGGCGAAAGCAATAGACAATTGTAGACCAAGCTGACTTTGACCTGGTTCACGGTCGCCGCCGTTGTGACCGACGCGACCTTGACGCGAATCCAGAACTTGTCAGCGATTGAGTTCACTGTATCCTGTTTCCAGTCCGAAGGTGGAGAGAAAACAACGGTGCCGTCTTGTGAGAAACCGTTTGTGCCGTCGCTTGTGAGAGCAAGCGTTCCCCAGGACCCGTTGCCTTTCGAGTACTCCCAAGTGCGCGCGCCATAGCTCCCTAATGTTTGGAGGTCAAAGTAGAGCGTATTCAAACGCTCACGATGGCCGAAGTAGAAATAGTCCGACGCGGCGCCGAGAAGCGTGAAAGGCGTCCCGCCAGGCGACTCGGCCTCATCCGTGTCGTCCGTCCAAGTCGGACCTGTCTCATACCGGAGCGCTTTCTCCAGGGCCGACCATTCCGCGCCCGTCACCAAGGCGGTCAGCTCGAAGTCAAGTGTTCGCGCGACACCGTCGGCCAGTCTAGCGATCTTGTCCCGCATCAGCTCAACGTCGCCTCTTATCTCTCCCGCGAGAGTGAACCGCTTGCCCATGCCGCCGCGGTCTCGACGGTATGGAAACTCTCGCCCAGGGATGTCTTTCTCAATGACCGTCCTGGTCGTTTCCTCCTCAACGGAAAGCACGTGCGGTAGCGTCAAGATTCCAAACTTCACCAACATCGCTCACGCTCGCTCTAGACTGAGACATCCTTCGTCATGCGTCTGTAGGCTTCATCAAGCTCCCAGTACTCGATCGAGCGATTTGACAGTTCAAGGCAAGCGAAGTCCGCGTCCGTCATATCGCGTTCAATGCTCTTGACCGTGTAATAGCCGGAAAGCCCGACCGTGGGAGATTCAACGGTGACTTGATCCTCGCAACCGTATGTACCAACTGGGTAATCGTCTAGAACTAGAAGGGCGATCGTTTCGGCGACTTCTTTCTTAAGATCAAGCTCGGCCTGACATGCGATGTCGAGTGTGGCTTGGTCGCTGATCTTCTTCTGGTAAGCCGGTCCCTGTAGGAGGCTCTGCTGCTGGATCTTGACGGAGTCCTGCTTCATGCTTGTGATACCGTCGCCTTTCATCCGAATCCAATTCTTCACCGCGAAATAGTCCTCGTCTCTGTCAATATCGAAGATGTTGTCGTCCTCGATGAAGACGGCGGCCGTCGCGCCGCCTGTGAAGTTATCCGCAAAGTCGAGCGTCCGGTCATGGTTGACGCGAAAGAGCCAGCCGACCTGGTCGACTATGCGTGTGATAGCCTTCAGGAGAGATTCGGTGTCAATCGTAACATAGAGAGTGTTCGGATAGGCTGCAAGTGACCCAGGCGTTATCCCAGACTGGTACGTGGTCAACAGGTCATTGATCATATAATCGGCCGTCTTGGTCTCATACATTTTGAGTTCAACGACTCGGGTGTCAAGCAGGATGGAGACATCTGAGCCGCTTAGGACGACGCGTGTGGAAGCAAGCGACCGGTTATGGTGTTTCAGAACTCCTGCAAACTCCTTGACTCCTCTCCTGTAGATGCTGACAAGTCCGTTCTTCGTGATCGTGCCAAGCCACTCGGGGATCTCGACCTCGAAACTATCCGTCTCGCCTTCTTCATTGAACGTGTACCGGCCCGTGCAGTAGAAGTACTCGATTCCTTCACAGTAGAACTGGAAGTCCTTCCCTGAATCTCCAGCCTCAGCCTCATAGAAGATGTGAACCATGCAGTGCGCCGTCGCCGCCACCGCGTTACTGTCGCCGAGCCATTCAGCCCGCACAACCGCGACGCCATGCGTCGTGCCCGTCAGTTGGGTGTGAGCTTGACCATTCGAATCCGTCCCGTCCGATGTGGGGTTCACGGTGCCCAGCGTTGTTGAGAAGTAAACAGTCTTGCCAGGATACGGCGCTCCTCCGTTGGTCTTGAGCGTTGCAGTGATATTTGCCGTCTTCGGCGTTCCGGCCGCTGCCTGACGATAAATAACGAAGACATCGCTGACAACGGTGAGAGGCCCTGTGCCGGAGTACCACTCCCAGACATCGCCGCCGCACATCTCATACGCGAGCGTCGTCTCGATGAGGGTTACTCCGTCAGTGCCGTAGATTTTCGCGTAGAGCTGCAACGGGAAAAGCTGACCGTTGATACTGATCGATACCGACGTCTCGCCAGGCTGACAGGTGGCTTCGCCGATCTTCACGTTGTCACTTGCACGGTACAGCTCCACTTTCTGACCTGGAATCAGGCTCGTTATAGTGACATTATCGTTCAGACAGATTACGAGATGATCAGCCCAGCATGTAACATCCGTTACGGGCGGGTCTCCCTCGTATAGTCCTTGAACCCATGCGACACCACAGTATTGGATGCCCGTGATAGAGTCTGGGATGGTTCCAGTATCTTCATGCCAGTCTTCGAAGACCGGCGGCAGTCCGCCTCCTGAACCGCTCGCTCCGTCACAATTCCACTGCGCGGTGTACCAATTGCTTTCACTGACTGCGATACGGAATGGTATGGCAGACCAGCTGGATGCCTTGTACTTGTAGACCCTATGCCAGACATGGACACGCCTTCCGGATGTGGAGGCGAGGTCAAGATTCTTGCACATCATGCACCGTTTCCAGCCAGACGAATAGGCGAGTACGCGGTCTTGGAAGCTGGCTGAGCCGCTCTTCTTGATTGAAGTATCAAGCGTGAAACTTCCCCCGTCATAGTTCCGAAACGTCCACCCTGTTGACGAATCGAGCTCATCGAAGCAGATGAGGCCTTGAGTGGTTCGCGTCAGCGGCATCTCAGTAGCCTCCTCTGGCGCGTCGGTTCCTGATTAGCCGTGTTTCAATCGTGCGTGTGACGGTTGCGCCGTCAATCTGTACCTGCACGGGGACCGTGACGGAAGTCTGGAGAGGCGCTGCAAGCGCGGGCGCCGTAGCTGGCGCCTCATAGCCGTCAGCCCTATATCCGGCGAACTCGGGCGCAGATATCGCAATGCTATCGAAGGCGCCTTGGAAATCGCCGACGATGTTCCCGAGCGCCGCGGCGGTCTCCGACTGCATCTCATTAAGCATGTCTGTCCAGACTGAACCGCCTGTGAGCCACTTCCACAGATCAGACGCGCCGCTCGCAATTGTGTTATACGCTCCCGTGATCGCGTTGCTGATGTACTGTCCTGCAGATGCAGCCGCGCTCTGCATACTCGACAGTGTGGAAGAGACCGATGCCGCCGCGGACTGGACAGCGGATTGAGCGGCAGCAATGCTCGAACTTAACCAAGAAGTGAATGCGCCCCATGCGCTCTGCATGGCGCTGATGGCGCCGCTCAAGATACCCTGAAGGGCGCTCATCGACGATGAGAACGCGGCTTGAAGCGCCGCGAAGGCTGCGGAGGTGGCGGCTTGAACTGCGGCCCAGAACGAGTCAAGTGCCGTCTTCATATTCGTCAGAAAACCTTGCCAGTCACCGTGAACCAGGGCCGTGACTGCGTTCATCGCGGCCTGCATCGCTGTGAGGGCGTTTGTGGCGATAGGAGCGTATTCGCCCAAGTTCGCTTGCACGAAGGATTTCATCGTCTCAAATTTCATGTTCAGGTCTGTCTGGATTTGGTCGGTGACTGTGTTGAAGGCCGTTTGAACCGCGTTCCAACCCGTTTCCCAGTTCATTCTGATGCTGTCGATACCTGCGGTGACCGTGGTCTTCGTTGAATCCAGAAAATCCGTGATACCTGTCTTGATTTGCTCGCTGACGGTCCCGAAGGCTGTTTGAGCTGCCTGCCAGCCTTTGTCCCAGAGCTCTCCAACCGCCTGCATCGCTCCCGTGAAAGCATTCTTCATGGGCTCGAAGAGTTTGGATCCCAAGTCGCCGAGAAGTTTTCCTATGAGCTCGCTCGCCACGCTTAGCAGTTGATTCCACATATCCATCCAGAGCGAGCCGCCGACAAGCCAGTTGTAGAAGCCCTGAAACGCGTTCTTGAGAGCGTCTAGGAAGCCCACTATCGCGTCTTTGATCTGCCCGAGAATTGGCGCGATGAAATCTACCGCGGCCTTGAAGGCCTCCGCGAACTCGCGAACATACGGCGCGATCGCTTTGATGATCTCAGCGAAGCCTCTGATCTCGAAGGCGATAGCCATCACCGCAGCTTTGAGCAGGTCGATGCCTTCCGTGCCTTCACCGAAGATGCCGAGAATCTCCGAGAATGCTTCGCCGATCGGTGACAGCGCATCCCAGAGGTCCTTGAAGGCCGCCCAGAGCTCTTGCAGGACAGGCCCGAACGTGTCTTGGATGAATTTTCCTACATCTTCGAGATACTTCCAGAATCCTTCTAACGCTGAGCCGGCGGCGTCCACGAATCCCTTGACCTCAGGCATCTTACCGACTTCAGTGATCCAGGCCTGGACGGCGTCAACTCCTTTCCCGAACCAGTCCGCGACTGGGATCATGGCCTCCGTGATACCCGAGAGAGCGGGAAGGAGAATACCGCCAACTTTCTCGCCAAGGTCACTGACCGCATTCTTGAAGCGTTCCTGGATGCCCGCATAGGTCTTGGCCTGCTCTTGGGCGGTGCCGCCGAACTGCTCGTTCAGCGCGGACATGACGGCGGGGAAGTCAGCGGCCTTCAGTTTCGACGCGTCGATTGAGACGCCGAGCGCTGACATGACCTGTGAGAAGCTTTCCGCGTCAACCTGTCCGCTCTGGAAGGCACCGATCAGCTCCTGCGCGACATCTTTGAACTTTCGCGTCTTCCCCTCTGAGTCCGTGAGCGCGACGCCAGCTTCGCCGAGGACATCCGCGAATGGCGCCAGCGCATCAGACCCCGCCGTCTTGAGTGAGCCCGTGATCGCGTCGACAGCTTCCTTCATTGCGGCGGTGGCTTCTTTGCTCGTTGTAATGTCGATGCCGTACCGCTGGAGGATGCCTGTGTTACCCATGAACGCCTTTCCGACGAGGTCGGCGGCGCTCTGAAGATCCATGTTCTTTGCGGCCGCTAGATCAGTCGCGGTTCCAAGCGCCTTCATCGCCTCATCGTATGACATGCCGAAAGTGAGCAAACGCTGAAGCGCGCCCGCGAGCTGCTCATCTGAGTAAACGGTGAACTTCTGCAACTCAGAGAGAGCGGAGAGTGTGCCCTCCTTGACGGACTCCCAGCTGGTGCCTGATTTTTCGACGGCGACGGAGAGATTCTTGATCGCTTGCTCCGCTTCAGCAGCCTGACCGACCGACCATTTGAGACCCTGGATGACTTCACCAATCCCCGCGGAGACGGCGCCTACTACGCCTGCACCTGCGAACCCGGTCATGATTGAGCCGACGGATTCGAAGCCGCCGCCGAGCTCGCCGAGGCTTGTGCCTAGAATGCCTACGCTAGCCTTGACCTTGTCCATCACACTTGAGGCTTCGTCGATCGCCTTGATGACATAACTCAGGACGGCCTCAACCATCTCATCTCACCTTCAGCGCCAAGGCTAGGTCTGCTGCGAGGAACAGTCGCAAGAAGAATCACGCCTCATTTTCGCGTCGGTTTCGAGTAGACTTTCAGCAGCCAGGCTTTCTGGAGCGGCGTCAACGCTCGGATCTGGTCGAATGTCAGATGGAAGTGCGCTGTGAGAACTTCCAGCGGCGCCGAATAGACGCCGCGTGTGAACCGGTCTAGGATTTTGGGGGCTGCGAGATCTCCAGCGCTTTCCTAGCGATTTTGTAGGTTTCACCTTGGATTAGTTGGTCGCGAATGTCAGGGATACGCGTTGATTTCGCGGCCAGAAGCATCATCAGGTCCATGTTGGCCAAGATCGTTTCAGGGCCTTTCAAGTCGGCTAAGTTAGCGTGAGCTTCCTTGGCAGCTGCGAGGAACTCACCGTCGCTCAACGCGTGCACGGTGACTTCATGCGGTTGCCTGTCCTTTCCGTAGACCGTCAATGTCTCGGAGTATTCGGTGCCGAGGACCAGTTTTTCTGCGAGATGTTTGTGTTCTTCACGAATTTGTTGGATCTCCTTTCTTCTCTCTTCTGTGCTCACTTCTCACTCCTCCTCTCTTTCTTCTTCATGATCTCAACGAGTTCGCTGAGGTCACCTTGCAGGATCCGCTCGATCTGAGCCTCACGCAAGACGAACAGGGAGCCGTTAGTGGTGGTTTGAAAAACCAGCTTGCCGCCGCAGGCTTGGATGACTCTACAGATTAGGTCGACATCGCTTGGTCGGCAACTGATGATCAGTCCCAGCGAGGCGAAGGGCTCACCGCCGGCCTCGCTACCGCTGGGGGGACTAGCATTGGAAGAAATAGAGGGTTCAGTCTCCGGTCTGGTCGGGGATCTTGTTTTCATAATCTTCAGTCTCCAATCTTCATTCTTCCAGCCGAGGCTGCTCGAATCAGCTCTCGGATTCGCTTAGGCTTTCGAAGAAGAAGTCCCAGGTTTCCTCAATGTAGCCTTCCGGGCTGTCCAAGGTCTTCGCGTACGGGCCCATGCACTTCGCGAGCGTAACCTTCTTGTTCGTGGTCTTGTTCTTGATCTCTATGTACAGCGGCGTCAATGCTCCCGTCGTGAAGGCGCCAACATTCTTCTCGAGCGTGCCCGTGCCGCCGCAGACGACCGCGACCTCATCATGCCACCGCTTCAGGGTGCCCTTCGGCTTGATCAGCTTCTCATGGACTTCAGTTTGCCGCGAACCAATGCCGACCGCGGGCTGGTCGAAGGTTTGGCCGGGGTCGTACTCGACGCTCTGAAGGTTCGTTAGCGCTGGCGCCGAGCCAACGTTTGCAGCGCTGGTGCCTATGCGGACATCAACTTCGTCAGCATCGTACTTGACCAATTTTCCACATTCCTCCTGTTCGATTCGTCAAAACCTCTCAGGCTCTTGCAGCCCGATGAGGCTGTGACCGAGAAAATGGGTGACGGGCTGGTCATGCTCGACGAGCGTTCCCGCTGGTCTGCGAGAACTCAACCCGACCCCACATTATGGAAACAAATAGGGCATGACTATGATGCGTCAACTTACCTGATGGAAGATCGTGCTCCGTAGATATCCCGTGCGGACTACTACGATGCTCTTGGCGTAGTCCTCTAGCACTTGTCCCAAAACTTCTAACTCTTGAAGCATACTTCCATTCACAGCCCCGGTCAGGATTGCGTCAAGTATCCTCTCTTGGTTTGCGTCCAGAGAGGCCCGGATGAAACTCCTCGCTACCATGCGGGATGTACCAAATTCAACAAACGGTGCGTAATCTGCGGTCGCGCCGAACTGTAGACTAAGACGGTCAGCCTCCTGAAGTTGCGAGGCAACCTTATCGAGTAGAGGCGTGACCGTGTTTTCAAGGACCTGAACGGACCAACCGGGCATTAGGCTGTCAACTCGCGGTGCGTGTAGAATGTGAAGTCCATCAGGACGCGGGTCAGCGTGCTACCCACCGTAGCCCCCGCTGGGACCGAGTCCGTGTCCATAACCTTTCGCAGGTCATGGATATCGTGGGTGGCTCGCAGGGTGTCGATCGCATCCATTAGCGCCTGCTCCACCTTATCGGCCAGCTTGCCGACCTCGGTTTCGTCGTCATAGTAGCAGTCGACTTGGAGCCTGAACCACTCCTCGAGCCCGCGCTTGCTCGTGCTCTTACGCAAGCCCACGCCTGGGCTGCGATTCGACCCCGAAACTACGGTGAGAACGACACTCCGTTGCTCTTCACCCTCGGAGGCTCGTCGATCGTAGACTGTGACGCCTAGGTTCGCGGCGTCAAGCACGGTCTTGAATGCGGCGCGTACGCTCTCACGAGGCGTAGTCTGATCGGTCATCGTTCATTCACTGGACAAGCCTTATCCGAATGGGCGAGACATGACCATCCTCTCTTGACAGTACGGGAGGCCGAAATGTGGGGAGAAAACTAACCCCGGCAGAGCACGAGGAGTTTCTCAGACAAGTGAAACCGCTACTCGAAGCAGTTTATGATTCAATGACGAATCTCTGGCAAGCGCTCAACGCTTGGGCCGACCAACTCCTGAAAGATCCCAACGTTCAAGCTGCTCTTAGAGATCACCCGGATTTCAAGAATCTGCTCGCCAAGATTTCACGGGCTAGCGACTAATTTGGGCTGGACCGAAATCATCGAGGATACATTCGCCGAAATCTCAGCAACCTTTCAGAAATTATCGTGGCGGCTTCTTCAAGGAACTCTGGCTATCGTCATGCTACTATTCGCATGGGCAGCCCTCTCACTGCCAGGTCCTGTATCATCGTCCTATCGAGTCGTCATAGCTACAACGATTCTCGTTGCCACAGGCATCGTAGAATACTTCGTCATTCGCCTCGAAAGGTCTCTCTAGTTCGCGCAGGCTTCCGCGAGCGGCAAGAGGATCTTCCGCAGCAGCGCATCTTTCGCGGCCGCGAAACGGCGTTTCTTGAGGATGTAGAGGCGATAGATGCCTTGAAGCTCGTTCAGAGGCGGGATTTGTTTCACATGGATTCGCCTGTAACGGCAGGTGAAGAGACAGGTCCAGTGTACGCGTTTGAGGTCGAAGCCGCATAGAGAGCGACAAGGCATCACGAACGAGCGCTGCGGGAGCTTCGGGAAGCCGTCAGGGCTGAACCGTATCTCCAAATGTGTAACATTCGCTTCTTTGACTTCACCTTGGCCGTAGAGACGGCGCTCAAATGTTGAATGCCTAATGACCGTGAAGAGGCGCATCAGGGCTCGTCCCATCTATCCATATCCTTTTGTCTTGCCGGGGCGTTTATTCTGATGACCGAGTATGAGCGAGAGATTGTTCGACCTTTACGGGGGCTACTCAGGTCTCGTCTTGCTAGCACGGGGTCTGACCATCGAGCAAGCTAGAGACAGATTTGAGAAGTTTCTCAGCGAGTCCGACCCTGGCTCTGAATTTCGTCTCGAGAATGTTGCTTGAGATGTCGTCTCATCAGTCACCGCTCGGACATCCGACCTGCTAGGCGCTCGTCACCGGAACCGAAAGACGTCGTGACCGCACCGCGTTCCACTTGACAATTTTCCAGTTGACGGTCCAGTTGCCTACAGCGCCGTCGCCTGGAAACGTGTAAAGCACATAGTAGATACCGTCGGCCTTCTTGGTCGGCGATGTCTCTGTATGTTTCAGCGCGCCGCTTGGATCGTACACCTTAACCTCTTGCGTGTCAGGGTTCATGGCTTCGCCATCGTAGTCGGTGATGGACGCCAGGATCCTGACGGTTTCCCCCAGGTTTGGCACGGGTGCCAGCAGCCCCTATTCTTTTTCATATCTCAATGTGAGGCCGTACTGGCTCGCGGTTAAGCTAACGCCCAACTGCTCGCCAGTCATTCCGAGACCTAGAACCTGCGCCAGCAGGCGAATGATCGCCCGTAAGGCGCCTATGAAAGTCAGCGCAACGGCGACTACAGCCTGGGCGGTGACATTCAGTGCGCGTCGCAGAAGTTGTCGATAGACGATGTTTGTGATCGTTGTCATGGTGAGTGTGAAGGCTCGTTTCAGCAGCTGCCTGGTGGCAAGCGCTTCCAGTGTCGAGGAAGTGAGGGATAGAGTTTTTGTGATCTTTCGCGTGACCGCTGCGAGCGCGATGGCGCTCGTGGATATGAGGATATGAAGCGCTGCACTTCGGGCGAGTATGGCAATCGTGACGGCGGCGGCTGTTAGCGTTCGGAAAAGTTTCTTGATCCGGCTGAGGGAGGCTACCGTGATCTCTGTGACCGTCAGCCTGCGGTAGATTGCCAACTTGCGAGCGAGCGACGCGAACTCAATCACCGAGAGAACACGCTTGAACAGACCCCTCGCTCCAAGCGTAAGGACTGAGAGTTCTCCCAGAGCGAGCGTGATGACGACCCTCTTCTGCAGAGCGACTAACGAGAACTCTGCGATGCTCAGGAGACGCGATATTTTCCGCTCGATGCCAGCAACCGCGACTTCTGTCACGATGAGACTTCGGTATCTCAGCGCTGTGCGGGCAAGCGATGTCAGAGATGATTCCGCGACGATTAGGAGCCGCGATATCTTCCGTTCGATCCTGGCGGATGCGACCTCCATGACGGATAGAGTTCGTTTGAGGGTGAGTTGATGGAGGAGCGACGCGGCTGCCGTTTCAATCGCTGAGAGCGTGCGTTTGAAGAGTATCTGCCGCGCCAGGGAGATTGAGGCAGCCTCTATGACGATTAGCAGCCGCGAGGTAGTCCGCTTCAGAGCGGGTACGGCAATCTCGCTCACCGACAGGAGCCGTTTGAATAGGCTCGTTGGCGCGAGAGCGAGCACTGCAATTTCTGTCGCGATGAGCCAGCGATATCTTATCGCTTGATGAGCCAACGAGGCGGCGCTAAGTTCCACCGCTGAGAGAACGCGTTTCAGCAGCTGCTTGGTCCCGAGCGCAATGTTCGAGATCTCGGTAACAAGCAGGGCGAGGATCGTTTTCTTGAGCAGGCCGACGGCGGATGACTCCAGGACGCTTAAAGTTCGGTACCATGTCGCCTTCCGTGCCAGGGTTATCGATGCGACCTCGACAAGGCTGAGGAGCGTTGAGATACTTCGTTTCAGCGTTGCTATGGTGACCTCGGTCACTGCAAGCGTCCGGTACCATGCCGCCTCACGGACCAACGAGGCAACGGTGGCTTCCGCCACGGACAAAGCCCGTTTCAGCGAGAGACCTCGACCCAATGTGACGGCGGCGGATTCGACTACGCCCAAGGCGCGCTTGTAGAGCCGCTTCGCGGCAAGGCTCAGCGGTGAGATTTCCGTAACGACCAAGCTGAGCAGGGTCTTCTTCTGCAGCGCGGTAACTGCGGACTCGGCGACGCTGAGGAGTCGGTATGTCTTCCGTCCGATCGTGGTAGCCGCAACTTCGATAGCGGATAGGACACGCTTGAATGCAACTTGTCTGATGAGTGACGCTGCCGCGGATTCAAGTACTGAAAGGCCGCGCTTGAAGAGCGCCGACCGCGCGAGCGACGGCGACGAAGCCTCGGTCAGGCTGAAGGTTTTGGCGGTCTTCCTTTTGACGGATGAGCTGGCGATCTCACTGAGAGTGAGGGTCTTGCTAGTCTTGCGTTTGACGAGGGAGGTGGCGATCTCGGTGACTGATAGGGACTTGTAGTAGAGCTGCGCGCCTGCCGCAGCAGCAATCCTTCCGTCTTCGAGTAAACCGTTGGCATTGGCAAAGCCTAATTCGTCAAGAGATGTGGCAACGGCTTCGCCGTACTCAGAGACCGGCATTATATGTCACCGGTCAGGCACCAGGAGTCAAATCTTCATCGCGCGGAAAACGAATCCATCGGGGATGTACTGCTTGCAATAGTACGGACGATAGGTAGCGCCTGTGATAACATGTCCCGAATTTTGATAGTTCATATCTCCGCGGTACAGGCGACCGAGCCCGTATGTCAGGCCAGGGTGTAGTGAACGGAAGCTTACCGTCGTCGAACGTTCCAGAAACTGTACGTCATCATGATAGACATAGAAGCCAACCGTGCTGAATACCGCTGGGTTTCCCGAAGTTAAAGTTGGATACGCGGTGAGGGTCGTGATGTTGAAGGGTGATAGAATCGGCGCCCCGTTCTTGGGCAAGACTCGCGTCGGTTGAATCTGATAAGCCTTGTAGTCGTACTTAGTGTTGGTCACACTCGACCATAATGCGATCTCTAGGACATCACCTACTGCCACATCGTAGAAGTAACTGTGCTGCGTGTAGTAGTAGGCGGCCGTCACAGCTTGGGAGCCGTTGGCCACAGAGGAGCCGTTCTTCTTCATTCGCCAGTAGAGCGTTGCTGCTGTGACGGCGCTCCCCGCGGCAATCATGTACGCCATCCATTTCTTACTATCCGGCGCAACATTGAAGGCGGGCAAATCACCGCTGGCGACTGTGTAACTGACCTGCGGCGTCGCGGGCTCGCTTGTGGGAAGATATACAGCTGACCCGAGTGTCTCCTGCGGCGTCTGCATCGTGACAGATACGACCTTGCGGCCGCCCAGTATGTCTCTCAGGTGGCCCAACGTACAGCTCCGCCCTTGAGTAGGCTCTCGCGGTGTCTGGCATCCGGATAGTCCGCCCTCACTTTTGAGAGCGCATCGGAGATCTTGTCCTCAATGACGGTCTCGACTTCGGAATTTGGGAACTCAAGCGTCAAAGCATCATCTAGGAAGCCGTAACTCCAGCCGAGCAGGGACGGAAACTTCTTGCGAAGTTTCGCGTCAACGGCGTTGACATTGAACGAGCCGGGGCGAATATTCTCCAGTACCACGATCATGTATGCGTCACGATTCCGTCGTATCCGATCAGCTTCGCCGATGCAGCGGTGTTCTTGACTCGTATGCGCCGGGCGCTGGTGCAGTGGAATGCGTATTTCGCGTAGACGCCTGCGCCTGGGTCTGTGTCGAAGATGCATGACAGCGAGCCGTCATAGTATTCGAGTTGGATGTCGGACTCATGGTAGATGTTATGGATGACCCATTCCACGGTTCCGGAGGGCTGGATGTCGAGATACCCCGACGCCGCAACACTGCTTAATCCGCTGGCAACATCTAGTATTGCCAATTCTTCGAGTCACCTCCTTAGGTGATCTCCATATCGATCGTGAACTGGATCTGGTCGTTCTGCTGAAGCGGGATCCCGGTGAAGTCGCCGTGTATGATCAGGGTGCCGGCGGTCAAGGCGGTCAAGACACCGGCGTTTGTGATGGTCTTCGCGCCGTCTGCCGTCATAGTGGCAACGTAGCGGATCTTGTCAGCTACCGGTTGCGAGCGAGTTGCGCTTTGTCTCGCCTCCGATGCCTCGGTGAACAGTGTGGTGTCGGACTTCGAGGCGGTTCCTGTGCCTGTGCCCCAGCCAATGTACTGCGTGCCCGGCGCGGTGCCGTCAAGCACGTCGACTATCCATTCTTCCCCGACCTGCGTAAGAACAGTAGCCATCGATTGATCACCTCCCGCAACTTAATCATGACTCCAACTCTACGCTCGGTGGTGGCTATCACACCGAGATCGACCCACCTGCCCTCTGCGGCTCTGTAGACTCGCGCTGAGACCCTGACGTTTCGCGGCCTCACCTTGACTTTTGCCGCCAGTCTCTCGTCATCTGGGTGCATCATCGTATCCTCTCATGTCAGGCCATTGTGGCCATGGCTCTTCGGTAGTGGTCGAGAGTCGAGCGGAGATCGTCCGTGAAAACGTCAGGGTTTGCGAGTTCGACGCGGAAGTCCTCGACGCGCACGAGCGGGCCCATCTTGTAGACCACGCGCTTCTGAACGAAGCGGGCGACTATCTCGGCGGCTGCGTAACTCACATCGAGTGGGACCTCAGGGAATCCCCAGCTGTATGTGACGCGGATATTCTGGAAGCCTTTCGGCAGCACGGTCCTGTAGACGACGCGGTCGCCTTGGATCTTGTAGTATGAAGCAGGTCTCTCGTTCCAAGTGTCCTCGTTTATCTCGAACTCAAGCTTGCTCACGGCGATGATTGGCTTCTTGCTGACGATCACGAATTTGCGGAAACCATCGCCGTCGAAATACTCCACTTCATTCGCATGCTCGGAGAAGTCTGGGCGGCGACAATAGTCGTTGATCAGCTTCTCCGCTTCAGGTATGACTGTGTTCGTGAGCCAGTTATCGAACGCTGTCTCGTCAGCGAACGGCGCCGGCGGGCTCGTTGCATAGTTGAGACTATCCCACTTGACGAGCGTGCGTTTGCGCACTTCAGCCGCGGTCGTATATGGCAAGTGCTTTCACTCTTCGCAAAGCTGACGCTACTCCCGTAAGATAATCGGGTCTAAGAGGTTCAGATGCAACGATCAGGATTGGGGAAGGGTCTACAGCGTTGTGAATGCTGTCTTGATCTCGACGGCGGCTTTGTTGTCGAGCTCGACGCGGCCGTATGTATGCGAGCCTGTCACCTTGACTTTTCGGTTTTGCGTGTCACGCTCAGTCTCAATGAGTATCTCACGCTTCGGCGTAAGAACCTCTGCGTTGTGGTGGATCAGGTAGGCGCTGTATTTGGCGGGCGTACCTCCGCTCGGGAGATAGTTGCTGATGGAGATATTGACGCCCATCAGTCGCCTGAGTTGCCCGTCTTGGATCGCGTCTGGTTTAGCAAACGCGAGGCTCTGTGTGCCCGCAATGTCTTCGAGCAGTTTCTCATACATGCTCGCGCTGATCACTAGGACGCAGTCGAGGAAGTTGACTTCCTTGCCTTGCGCGAGCATCTTGCCGAGTGCTTGCGCGATGTAGTCTGCCTTGAAGTCTGCTGGGTCGTCGGCGCTGTGGTCGACTTCAGGAACGTCGCTGTCAGCATACAGGAGATTGACAAGTTCCTTGTCTTCTGCTCGGTAGGCTGCTTGCTCGAACTTTGCTTCGAGCTCGGCGATGGCCTGCTCACTCATCTTCTCGATGTCCGCGTACGGCACATTCGTGGTTGCTGCGGCTTCCTTGAGTGTCGTGGTCACGGTGCCAAGCAGGCCCGTCTTAGGAGTTAGAGCGTCACCGACATTCGCGAGAATGTCCAGATCAAAGTCCTTGACATAAGGCACGGTGACGGTGTCGCCTGCTGCGCCGACGAGAATCTCGCTCACGATGATGAAGTTCCTGAGTCGGCTCGCGGGCGCAGGTGTCAGTCCTATAGGCGCGGTCCACTGTTCCTTGAGGCTTCCCGCCTTCAAGCGCTTGACGATGCTTTCACGTAGCTGTCTGCGTGGGTTGTTGTCCATCATGGCAACTTCCTCAGCTGCAACGATCCCTTTGCCTGCGCTAGCCTTCCCTTCAGTGATGGTTTCCGGCATTTTCTCTTCCACCTCCTTTTCCTGAGGTTTCTCGAGAGGCTCTTTCTCGCTCTCTTGAACCGCCTCCGAAGCACGCTGCTCCCAAGGCGCTGTACGCTCGAACTCCTCATAGTGGCGGGCCAGATGCGTTTTGACGGCGGCCATGTCGGCGCCGGGGATGTCGGCTCCGCCTCGTCCGCCTTGGACCACAGCGCCTGCTGCTGCCACACCACGCCAGACGACATTCAGTCGGCTGTCGATTATGTCGTGGTGCGGGAGCTTGTAGGCGCCGAAAACCTCAGCGTTCTCGGCGTCGTACCAGGCGAAGCCTTCACGGTACTTCGCCCAGTCCACATTCTCCTTCTCTGGTCCGCCTGCCCAGGAGCGCAGTCGTCCGTCAGCAGCGTCGGCATCCCATTCGCGTTCGACTGGCGCCTTACCGTAACTCATCTGGTGCTTGACAGCGGCTTCATGGATTGTCTGCGCGGGTTCCTCAGTCTGCTCGAGATCCTTTCCGGCGCTCCTGCAGGAGCCTTACCTGGCTCTCGAGAGTCGAGACCTGATCCCGTAGCTTCGCTATCTCTTCGTTGGCTTTGCCGATGAGCTCTTGGCACGGCTCCTTTTCGACGGTAGCGCTCGGTGGTTCCTCATGCAGCGCGGCTGCTGGCACTGTTACGGGGTGGGCTTGTTCGGTTTTGGCGGGTTCAAGTGGAGGTGTAGCCTCTTCCTTCTTTTCCATTAAGACACCTCCCTGGTTTGGTTTGGTATCGACCTCAAGCGAGGTCATACCCGGGATGACGGATGACGGGGGCTCCAATCTCTGCATGAGCGCCGTACTGGTTGTGCCCTCAGACTCCAATCTCTTCTTCATCACAATCGAGGCCAACGGATCCCCCGGCTCCACACCAGGCGTCAAGAGCGCCAGACCCGTCAAGACGATGCCGTGTGGATTCCACGCGCATTCGTACTCGTCGCATACCACATCGGCCCAGCGGTACTGGCCTTCAATGCTGACGCCGACAATCTTCTTCGCCTCGATCAGCTGAATGATGCAGGGATCAGCGACAACAATCAGCGCCTCAACACATTCGTCTTCGTACTCAGAGTCGATGACACGGTTCACGGGAAACGGAAGAGGAGGTTGCTCATGGTTCAGGTTGAGCGGCCGGTAGCCCAGCGTCCGTCCTGCTGCTCGTAACTCTTCCTCCGTGTAGGCCATCCGGTTCAGAGACTTCGCGACATGGATGGCACGAACCCGGTAAACGCTTCCCGCCTCGGTCTGTCGTAGGAAGCGAATGTATTCGTCGGGCGCCCACTGGAAGCTCTCCTTCAACCACAACAGCTTGGCTAGAATTTGCTTCTGCTCACTCATTCAGGCTCTCCTCTCTTTTGCTCCTCACTTGGTGGCTGCTCAGGCTGCTCTGGTTCCTCTTCGACTTCGAAGCCGAACTTGCGGAGCATGCGCCTGACCTCCTCCCGTGTCACATATGCGACCCCAGTCTGACCGCTGATCTGCGCGAGCGTAACAATATCCGCGAAACTCAGCTCAGGCCGCTCCATTCCCCAGTTCAAGGTGACACGGTTAGCCGTCCACTTCATGCCGTGGCTCTCGAGCAGGTCACGATAGATCTCACGTTCGACGACACGCTTGAGGAACCTGCGTAGGAAGGCGATTTTCCGATCGCTAATTTCTTTGGCCACCGTGGCGCTTGCTTCCGTGAACCCCGGGGCCGTGTACAGCTTAACTACGGGCGTCTGCATGCCCGCGATGTACTGCGACTCGATGTAGTTGACGAAGCCCTCGAAACGAGCGCGCGGGTCAATCACCAAACTCTTGATGTCGAAAGTTGCCTGAGCGCTCGGGTTGAACGCAAGATCTTCGTCAGGCGGGGTCTGCTCGATCGCAGCCTTGTATTCCTGCAGTTTTGCGTCGCTCACGCCAGGGAAGACCCACACATTCTTCGGCGCCGCATACCGCTCGAAGATCTTAGGCATGATAGCCTCCATCTTCGCCTTGATTTTCAGGAAGCTATCACGCGTGTATCGATCGTCGATTTGGTAGCTCTCGAGTAGGCTCCTGATGACCGGCGAACCGAACGCCTCTCCGTCCTGCGCGTTAAACTTGAAATGCACGACATCCGCGGGCTCCAGCACGTTCGTCGCGCCGCCGAGTTGCTGCACATACTGCTGGACCTTGCCTGTGGTCTTGTCCCGTTTGATCTTCCGTATGCTCGTGACCGGGAGAAGCTTCAGATCCACCAAGCGTTTGTTCTCATCACGGACTTTCTCGAGGAAGCTATTGCCGGCATAGACGCATTCCCTCCCGTTCTGCATCAGCAGCTGGTCCATGCCGACTTCAGTGTTGAAGTCGTCCGCGAGGTCTTTTGCTCGAGGGCTCTCTGAGGTGATGAAGATGCCGACGCCAACAGCCTGCTCCGCCAAGTAGTCGCACGCGGCTGCGGTCGCCGGATCTTTTAGGTATGCGTCGCGATAGATGCTGAGGCTTATCGGAGCGGTCTCGCCTGCGGCTTTGTGAATAGGTACGATCATGCCTGCCTCGCGGAGAGACCCTAGGAAACGCCGCGCTCGAGCGAAAAAACTCATCATACTCACCAAGGACGCCTTACCGCAATCAGGATTCCTTGCTCAAGCGGAGCCGGCGCACCCGCGGAAGGGACAAGAAACTGGCGCTCGTGTACGCGTCTCTTCACTCGCTCTGTCTTGGGCTTCACCTTGCGCTTCCGAGGGAGAGCTCTCCGCGCTCTCCGCTCCCTGCTCGCCAAGCGCAAGACCCTCATGCGGAGCGATCGTTCTGAGCCGATCGATCAGCGCGGGCTGACGGATCACGCGGCACCCGTCGCGGGATCTCTGTCGGCGGAGCAGCTACAGGCTCTGCAGGGGTCACAGCCTTCCCTCGTCGTTTTCTCACAGACACACATTCTTCCTCCTTTATCGTGAATCGGATCGTTTGACCGGAATCATGCTTCCGCTCGTGCCAGCCCTGGTCGCATACACGGCCAACGCGAATGCCCAGAATCGGTCGTCATGTGTTCCACTCGGGTGGGAGAACAAGATCTGCCCCGACTTCGACAGCTCGAAGCGCTCAACATTCAGTTCTTGCAGGAAATCGAGTTCGTAGGGGAAGAGCACGCGCTTCTCCTGCATCATCAGCTTCAGGTAGCCTAGGATCTCTTGTTTGGCAGGCGCTGTCAGGATGACGCCTTCGACGTTTGGAACCGTGCCTTTCGCCTGTTCTATGACGGCTTCGCCGACACCTGTTTGGTCGACCAAGAAGCGGTGAATCGTCCTCAGTCGCTCGGAGAGAGCTTTGAGGTAGTTGATCACACCGACATACTCGGTTCCTTGCGGGAACACGTTCAAGTGAATGAGACGAAACGCATCCTCATCTCTTCTGAGAACTGCGACGACGCTGAAATCTTCCTTTTTGGCAAGGTCGCAGCCGGCATAGAAGTCGCCTTTGAGCTCTGGAATCGCAGCGGCCAAAGCGATCTCACTACGCTTATGGGTGAGAAAATGACCATCAGGTCTTGACCGACTTTGTGGATCTTCGACGAGGAGTTCTGGCGCATTATTGACACGATTGGTCCCGGGGTTCTGGCCGGCACAGGAGTTTCGTTGCTCTACTTAGCCATAGCCAGATGACCCATCATAGACTTCAGTTTGCAACCCAGAAGCTATGTCGCTTATCGATCACGCGGATCTCAAGCATACTGTCCTGGCAGCCTCCGATCAGAGTCGTCGACAACCAGCAGGACTCATCTTCGCTCCACTCGGCGCACATTTCGCGTCTAAAACGCCAAGGATCAGACGCGAGTTGTTTCTTGATTTTCTCAAGGATGTTCTTCTTGAGCGGCCCCTTGGGTTCGAGCGCTTCCTTCCAAGTCACGTGGAACCGCTTGAAATCTTCAAAGTCTCTGTCATTCATGATCTTGTAGAAGGTGTGGTCGCGGGACCACGGTGTCGAGTTTGCAATGAAGAAACCGTCTGTCGTGCCAAGGGTAAACAGGATAGCGTCATACATCTCCTCGTCGTCTTTCACGAAGTTGAACTCGGTCGCCAAGATCCCGTCAAGCGTTGGACCGCGGATCGTGTCAGGATTGCAGGGATAAGCTTCAATCACCGCGCCGTTGACGAGCGGGACCTTCGTTCTCAGCGTCTTTCGACCGACCAGGATCTCAGGCCAAGGGATGTCCTTGGGCAACTTGTTCTGTAGGAAGTTGTTGATCTTCCGGATGACGAGTTTGCTCTGTCGGAAACTTGGCCCGACGACCGCGTACTGTGCTCCCTTATTCTCAACCGCATACCATAGCAGCTTGCTCGCGGCGGTGTGATCCTTTCCCGATTGCCGGCTCCAGCATTGAGCCTGAAACTGCGCTGTCTCTTCTAGGAACGCGATCTGGTATTCAGTGGGTTCGAATCCCAAGGCTTTCTCGCAGAAAGCTATGATACCTTCGTCAGCGACGGCTTTCAGGCGCTCGAATGCTTCCGTTGATACGGTCGCCGAGGCCTTTCTATTTGCTGCGAGCAGCTTTCGTAGGAATCTGTCCAGCAGCCTTGTCCATGACATTTAGTGCCGCCTCGATGCGTTGAACGATCTGATCGACCTCAGCCTTGTCCATGTCCGCGAGTATTTCCTCCTCGGCGCGGGTGATCAACGCGATGGCCTGGAGGGCCATCATTCGATACTTGGCGTTCTTGGCGGCTTCCTCGGTTTCGAAGAACTCGTGCGCTTTCTTCACAGCTTCCCAAGTGAGCTTTTCGAGTTCAGCGCGTCTCTCCTTTCCCGGCAGACCTGCCGCGATGGCTACGCATCCATGGTAGGCGATGACCCACGCCTTTCCGGCGTTAATCAGAGCTCTCAAAGCGCCACCTCTTTCCCGGAAAGCGCCACCTCTTTGGAGAATGTGGTCATGCACGATGTCGCGCACATACTCCGCAAGTGGAACGCCGGAGTGGAAAGCGAACGCCTTGAGCACGGCGATGTATTCAGGCGGCATCCGTACCCAGAGTTTGTCCGTGAACTTGCGAGGACGGACCAAGGCCGAACAGATCCATCAGAGGTAGTTGACTCGCAACGGTTGTGTACAGCGGGGTCTTGGGCGGCTCATAGTTGCGGATCAGCAAGTGGGTCAGTCGACCGCGTTTGCGGCCGATCACTTTCTCGACCGCCATCGCGGATGTGATAGAACCCTGATCAAAGTCGACATACAGTTTGCGAATTTCGGGATGGTCGCCAACCGTCATCAGCCACTTGCTGTTTGCATCGCGAAGGATCCGGGCGAGGTCTCTGTGATCTTCTAGCGTGAAGTCGCCGGCGCGGTACTGTTCCGTCTCAGGGTACGGGGGATCCACATACAGAAACGTGCTGGCCGCGTCGCGGTTTTTGATGCAACGACGAAAGTCCAGGTGATCGATCTCAACGGTCTTGAGCCTGTCATGGATTGCACGAATGTTCGCAAGCGCGTTCTGGACCACGGCCGCCGAATTACGCGGCCGTGCTCTCTGGAACGCCCAGCCTTTGCTTGGGTGAGCGCCGAACGCGGACCGAATCACGTACCAGAACCTGACGGCGCGCTCCACGCGATCCTGCGGCTGTCTCTCGTTCTCGAGGTCAGTCTGCCAGCGCTGGTAGAGCTCTCGACTGTAGAGCAAGAAGTCAGCGCGTCTCAGGAACCCGTCTGCATCATCGCGTATGACTTCGAAGAGATTCACAAGCTGAGAATCAAGATCGTTGTAGACTTCTATCCGGCTAGCAGGCTTGTTTAGCAGGAGCGCGGCCGCTCCGCCGAACACCTCGACATAGCAGACATGCTCAGGGATGAGCGGCAGGAGTTTCGGAACGAGCGCTTGCTTTCCGCCGAGATATGGCAAGAAACGCAATCGCCGTGGCAAAGATCAACACCAAGGGTGCGAGCGGAAATTCGGGGATCGGCTGACCTTCCACGGTGAAGCCTGTCTGACTGTAGCGGTGATCCCAAGTGACGGTGACTGTATAGGCGCCTTCAGCTGCATCGGCTGGAATATTCCAGACTAGCGTCTGATTCGTGGCGTTCAGCTGCATGAACAATGCATTGTGTCCGTCTGGCTTGTCGATGTAGAGCCACAGCCAAGTCATATTCGTGGGGTTCTCGGTCATGGCGACTTGGATCTGGATTGTGACTGACTCGCCTGGGCTGTACCAGCCGCGGTCCGTGCTCACAGTAACCATGACCGCTGGGCTGGCCTGGGCCACGGCTAGGAGAATGATTAGGATGACTGGATGCATGACACCGCCACCGCCGCGAGGATCCCCGCACCGACCAGGATACCGCTCAGCACGACAGCGAAACCCATGGGAGGTCCGATGATGATACCGAAAATCACATTCAGAACCACGAGCACCAGGGCGAGGCCTGCCGACAGTAATCGGCCGCTATCGATTGACGGGATCGTAGGCCAGCGGCCCGCGATGTATGTGAGGACAGGGCTCGCGCATGTTCGGCAGATCCGTAGGCAGACGACGTGCCCGTTCGCGTCTCGCGCGTAGACATTCGTCATCTCGGTAGCTGGCTTGAACATCTCGCAGCGAGCGCAGACCTCGAGCGGCGCGGTTCGACTCATCTCTAGTCGCTCTCTCGTGGCTTGATTTCCACAGCTCTCTGCACGACGAGTCCGATTGAGAGGTACGCGAGGATAGCGAGGATTGAGGTGGCTGTGACGGCGGCACCGAGAGCGATCGATGCCACCCGGTTAATCGGAAGCCCTACGAAATCGCTGAGGTTGAGGCCCCAGAGCTCCATCGTAAGCCAGTAGATACCGCCGCCGAGGCTTGTGAGGAAGGACAGTAGGAACCGTTTCTCCGCTCGCTCCAGGTTCTTCAGCGCTGCGAACCGGTCGTGACCCGAGACGGCCCGCGTCAGTATGAGTTCATGCTTGCGGAGCAGATGCTCAACCAGTTTCCTTCTGCTTTGCATTTTTCAGCATCTCATAGGAGCGGTACGCGTTCACGCGGCCAGCGCCGATACTCCACCGAGGATCCGCCTGGCTTGCGAGAGCTGTTCGAAGTTTCGTCGCGAGGCGCTTCCGCAGACCCGGAGCGCCAACAATGCGTGAAAGCAGAGACGGGTTCGCAGGCTCACACCCTGCGATGATTGCCTGCTTCAAGTCGCCTGCCGTGACATCTGGGTAGGCTTGCTTCAGGAGCGCCAAGATGCCTGTGACATGCGGAACCGAATAGCTGGTGCAGTCGAAAATGTAGTATGCACCTTTACGCAACGCGAGCGGCGACGCGGCAATTATTCGTGAACCAGGAGCGACACAGTTAGGCTTCAGTCGTCCGTCAAGCGTGGGGCCGCGTGAGCTATCCCAGCTTACTTGATCATGATCGTTGGTCTTGCCGACCGTGAGCGCTTCTTCCGCGGCGCCCGGCGCACCAATCGTCTGGAAGTTCGGCCCTTTGTTTCCTGCGGCACATGCCACAAGAACGCCATTATCACCAAGGTAGTTCACTTCACGACTGATTGGATCCGTGCCATCTGTGGGAAAGTCCGTTGCGACCGACAAGTTCACGATCTGGACGCCAAGTTGGCGCAGGCGCTCGCACGCATCGATGACGTGATGCATGTACCCGTAAGCGCCGACACGGTCCTTTGCAACTATCATATCCGCTCGCGGAGCGATACGCGTGATCAGCCAGACGATGCCGGTCTCGTGACCGACCAGGTCGCTGACATCCGGGCCTAGAAGACTGAACGCGTTGATCGAGTTATTGCGAAAGTCTGGATGCGTGAGATCGATCCCGGTGCCGACTATGCCGATGCGGATGCGTTCACCTGTGAGGCCAAGCCTCCACAGGTCTGGCACGTGAATCCGTTTGAGTGACCACAAGGCAGCCCTCAGCCTTCACAGGAAGATCGTTCCAGACAGAACGGACGAGGTCGCTCGCAACAAGTGAAGCAAGTTGACTGGCGTAAGCTTCCAAATAGATCAGGTCGAGGTGAGGGTAGGTGCGCAGGATTCGAGCGGAGCCAGCAATCTTCACGACTTTCGCGATATCTTCGGTTTCAATCCAGATTCTCACAGGATGCTTCTCGAGTTCTTGTTCTGTCAAACTCGCTATGTGGACCCTGAAAGACCGTGGCTTCAGTTTCGTAAACGGAAACCGTCCGAGTTCTCGTGCAAGTTCACTCGCCACTATTGCTCGCCCTCCACGCTGCGAATATTGCGAAGAGAATTGTCGCGGCAAGCGCAGCGAATATGACGGCCTCTTCGATTCGCACATCCTCGATGTGCCGGATGATTGAGACCGCGAGGAACAGAAGGAGCAGGAACATACCGAGATAATAGGACAGGGCAAGCCTAGGTTTCTGCATTGCCTGCATTTCTCAGCCACTTCTCTCGTAGTTTCAGGAGTGCTTCCTCAGCCTCACGGGATCGCGTAGGCTTGGGCAGCCCTAATGGCCGCTGCTCGGTGGGCGGTTGCTCAGGCTGCGGCGCTGGCGTCGGCGCCTGCGGAATCTCCCCCGGGCTAGGCTTAGCTGGCTCAACGGTTGCAGGCTCCGCTTTCGGTAGCGTCGCCTCGGCGCCGGGCTCTCGCCTCTCAGCCACTTCTTCAGGAAGTCGAACAGGTTTCTTCACTTCGCCTGGAATCTCGATGGTACGCGGCACAATCTCGCGGGCAATCTCGTCTTTGACCAGGTTATCGTAGACGGTGCAGCGGTGCGCGTACCACATCATTGCAAGCCAAAACAGTAGGACGATGAAGTACCAAGTGGGAATCCAGATCTTGACTGCTGAGCGCCAGGGATCCTGCAGCCACACTCCGCCCAAGAACCAGTTCGTCCAGATCTCGCTTGACAGGCGATAGTTCGGATCGGGATAGAACCAGAAGAACGCGAAGTCCTCAACCATCCAAGAGAACGGATAGTTACCCGCGAACGTGATCAGGAAGTACCGCTTGCCCTTCATGAACATGCTGCGGCCTTTAATGAGTGCAAACCCGCCCGTGATGCAGGCGAAGAGCACAGCCATCGCAAGCGAGTATGTGGAGAAGTGACCGAGAAACCACCAGACTTGAGCGCTGGGATACCGCCATGATTCGATGGCAAATCCCTCGATCCATCCGTACGTCCCGGCCGCCACGATGGTGGTCAGGATCATTGCAAGTTGTTCGATGTCTGATTCGAGGATCCTATGCGCGGTGTCTCGTGCTGAACTTGCGACCTGCACTAACCACTGCTTGCGACTCACGCTCATCCTCCTCCCTTAGCGGCGTTGCACATTTCGCGCAGAACTTGTCATCAGGCCCGACCGGGGCGTCGCATTCCGGGCATATTCCCGATTTCTTGACCTCAACAGCAGGCTCGGTTGGAAGGACGAGCTGGGGGCTCGGCTCTTGGACCGGCGCCGCCTCAGCAAACACAACATCTACGATACGCTCGAGGTACTGTTCTTTGAAGCGCTTCCTCGCGTCCGCTAGTTCTCGCTCGTAACGAGCCTTCAGGTCAGTCTCGAACGCGGCAAGATCCGTTCGGTACGCTCTCTTGACTTCAAGTAACTGTCTTAGCTCCCCATCACAATTTTCAACTGTCAATTCTTGAGCTCACCTCCGCCCACACGATCAATCGATAAGACAGACTACGCTCTTTCGGCGGCCGCCTGTGCAGCCTTGTTTGCGAAGTAGAACGCCAGAACCATCACTGCGAGGGGCGCAACGATATTCAAGATTCCCACGATGTCTTGGAACGAGGTGGCCCTTGCAATGGCGATTCCGGCAATCAGGAAGAACCCGATGGTCACGATGTACGCTAGTAGCGATTGTGTCTCGCGTGGGTTGCCAAGGTCGGCTGCTGCTTCAACTGACGGCTGTTCCTCTTTCGGACTCACATCTTCACCTCCTCAGATGTCATGTGAATCTAAGAGTTGTCTAGGACATCGTGTCGTCTGTCAGCCGTTCTGGAGCAGCTCACGTGTGGTCGAGGCGCGCAATTCGAGAATTGCAGAGTTCGCCCTTAGACGGGCCTCTTGCCGGCCCAGTAGGCTCTTGTTCTGCTTTTCTTTCCGTTTCTTCCGGCGACGGGAACGAGTTTCGTCGTGAGATATCCTTCTTTCACCAAGCGCAGTAACATTTTCTCCTTGGTGTTCCGTTTCCAGCCGAAGTACGTGCACAGTTGACGTGCCGTGATTCCGGGCGCGTTGCGAACTACCTGCACGGTCTGGTACGCTTGGGGCCACAGTTCCAGCATTGATTTCGGCTTAATCGCTTCCCTAAGGCGCTTGGCATCAATGATTATGACGTTTCTCATTGCTACAAGGTCACCGCGCTTTCTCGAACCAAGGGTGTCGGATAGAGGATGCGATCGACCAGTATCCGATCCCGAGAGACAGACAATAGGACAGCTCCCACATCAGGCACCAATCTCAGAGGGCTGCGCTTTGACATGTACTCGTCTTGTCCCTGGAAACCTGGTCCTACGATGATGTGTCGGTCGGTCTCGCCCTTCCAAGCTCGCTGAATGTGTATCCACTTGTGCCAGTGCGCTCGAAGCACAACCTCCACATCGGGAGTCTTGCCAGCGACTGAGGTTTGATCCGCAAACATTCCCTCCCGTGCGAGGACTTGTTCGTAGTACACGAAAGCTGTTGAACTTCCATGCGACAGGTGGATCGTATGCCCTTTTGCGTCGAGAAACAAGTGATCATCACAGAAACTGCCTCCGAGAGATTCCACAATCATTTGGTGCGAGTCGATGAACTCGCTACTCGAGTGGTCACCGCCGGCGAGTCCATAGATCTCGACGCTTTTGAGCGGAATCATCCTGAGAAGAGCCAAGGCGCATTCTGCTTGCTTAGTCATGCTGGTCGTGGTCAGGTATCTTCCTCCGGAACGATAATTGGGCCCATCGATGAGATCGCCGTTCAATAGAAGAAGCGTTGGTTTCCAATCACGTAGGAATTTGCAGAGGTTCATCCAGTACCGAAAGAGGACCTGCTGAACCGGGTTCATCGAAGCCAAACGGTCAGAGCTGAACGACCTGTGCCAGATTCCAAACACGCTGCCGGTGTGCGTGTCGCTGACTACTAGCGCCTTGACACATCTCATGAAACATGTCGCCGAATGAGAACTCAATAAGGGCCATGATCAGCCGCCAAAACGAAATGTTCGCGAGTACCTGGGCGATCTGAGCACCTCTCCTCGGACCACATCGATGTCCTCAGAATCCTTCAAAGAGACGATCTCAGATAGCTCTTTGTCTATGAATGAGTCTTGAAAGATGCTCCGCAACGAAGCTTTGATGGTGAGAATCGACAGATGCTTCGTGACTCGCGTGGTGTTTCGAAGATATCTCGATGGGCTTGAGCGACTTTCGGGTGAATATCCAATTGCGTTAGGGGACATTTGGTGAATCGATCTGGAGCGCCAGAGATGAGGCTTTGTCATGGGTGTTCCAGTCCCAAAAGGGCGGTCGCAAAGTCGGGTTATCGTGCTGTTTACTGCCGCTCATGGTGTCGAGGAACTAGTTAAGGCCGGTTGAGAAGCGTTCCGATGCGAGCGGCAATCTTCCGAGAGCTTCACAGATTTTGTGAGTCTTTCACTCTCGTCAGTCCGAGGGCCTTTCTCGCGTCGTCGCTCAGTATGCCCAGCTCGCCCAATCGCTCCTTCAGTAGTCTTCTGATGAGGCCGCTGAATGATGGCTCACTGAGGTCTCTCCTGATCTGCTCCAGCGTCTTGATCAGGTCCTCGTCAAGGCTGACGCTGACTCTGACTCCCTTGGGCCGCCGGTCGTCTAGCGAGCGTTGAAGTTTCCTTCCTAGTCTAGAACTCTGCATTAGAGACAT